TCTTTGCGAGGAAACTCAAGAAGGGCTGGGAGAATGCCGTTCAGTTGGGCTCCGATGCGAGCGGCCTTGAGTTGCGTTGCCTGGGACACTTCGGGGTTCCCTTCGATGGTGGTTCCTACGTGGACACCGTACTCAACGGTGACATCCACTGGGTCAACGGGCTGGCCGCGGGGATCACTCCCGCTGGTCTCGAAAGGGACAAGTCCAACCACGAGCATGACGCCTACCGTGACATCGCCAAGACGTTCATCTATGCGTTCCTCTATGGGGCCGGTGATGGACTCGTGGGATCGTTCGTTGGTGGCGGCAAGAAGGAAGGCAAGGCCCTGAAGAAAGCCTTCATGGAAAACACCCCGGCCATCAGTGGCCTGCGAGGTGCCCTTGAGGAACAGCTCATCAAGGAACAGAAGTACAACAACGTCACCAAGAAGTATGACATCAAGTGGAAGCGCCGTTGGATCAAGGGCCTCGATGGCCGGAAGATTCACGTCCGCTCCCCTCACTCTGCATTGAACTCGTTGCTCCAGTCCGCTGGTGCCCTTGTGTGCAAGAAGTGGGTCGTCGAGGTGGAGCGTCTCTGCCAAGAGGCTGGGCTCTATCACGGCTGGTATGACGATGATGGCAACCCCGGTGACTTCTGCTTTATGGCTTGGGTTCACGACGAACTTCAGATCGCCTGCCGCACCCCTGAGATCGCTGAGCAGATCGCTGAGATTTGCCAGTCCGCTATTCGCCTCGTAGGTGAATCATTCAACTTCCGCTGCCCACTGGATACCGACTACAAGATCGGCCCAACGTGGCGCGAGTGTCACTAAGGAGACCCTTATGAGTATGACCCTGAAACTGAACGTGTCCTTCCCGATGACCATCGTGGTTAAGACTGAAACCTTGAAGGCCTTCGATGCGACCCGTGAGGAGATCCGTAAGATCCCCGCTGAGGAGATCGCAGCGCTCAAAGGTGAGGCCAAGTTCCGCGCCGAGTTGTTCCGTGGTGATCGAACCACCGAGCAAGTAATGGAGCTGATCTACCGCGCTGGTATCCGTGAGCTGATCCGTAAGGAACTGGTCGAGGAAATCACCGGCAACGAATCGACCGCCCGACTGGGCTGCATCAAGGTCACCTATGAGACCCCTATGGTTCCCCGTAGCTGTGACCGCTGCATCGTGGCTGAGTGCCCCCGTACTGAGGCGCGTGATGTCAATGCTGGCTGCATCGAGAAGCGCACTGGTGTCCGTGAGCCCGGTCCTCGCTGGACTGAGACGGTATGAACGAATACCTAAAGGTCCTCTGGGAGATCAAGAAGCAAGCCCGGTCGTATCAATCCGACTTCGTTCGTTCCCGCATTGCGCTGGTCAACGAGGCTTCCTCTCGGGGCCACATCTCGTGCCTCTCTACGGCTGGTAAGAACATGGGTCTCTGGACCCTGACAACTGAGGGGCAACTGTTCCTCGCAGAACATGGAGGTGCTGTATGAGCAAACTGAAAGTCGGTCTCGCCCTCGACATGGACTATCTGATCTTCTCGGCCATGAGTGCCGCTGAGGAAGAACAGGACTGGGGCGAAGACGTGTGGACGCTTTACTGTGATCACAAGAAAGCCCGTGACATTCTGTTCGGAACCATCAAGACCATCAAGGCTGACATTACCGGTCAACTCAAGCGCAAGTTCAAACTCACTGACGACAAGTATGAGTTCGTGGACATCTGCATCCTGAGTGGCGATGACAACTGGCGTAAGGAGGTCCTTGAGACCTATAAGGCCAACCGCAAAGGTAAGCGCAAGCCAGTCGGCTATCCAAAGTTCTGCCAAGAGGTGATGAATCACTACGGTGAGATGTCCTTCAAGTGGCATGGCATGGAAGGCGATGATCTTTGTGGGATCTTTATGACCAACCCTGAGCTGGTCGGCTGCGACCGTGTGATCAGTGTGAGCTGTGATAAGGACTTCAACACGGTGCCGGGATACTTCTTCTGGCTGACCGAGATGGACCTCGTGAAGAATGATGAGGCCACCGCTGACCTGCACCACTTCTATCAGACCCTCAAGGGCGACACCACGGATGGTTATGGTGGAGTTCCGGGTGTCGGCGAGGCGTTTGGTCCCGGTCTCTGGGAATGGCTGCAAGATCCTGAGTTCTACTATGAGGCCACCAAGATCATGAAGTCCGGTAAGGACAAGGGTCTTGAGCGTTCCTACTGGACTTCCTGCAAGCCCGGTGATGAGGAGTGGGACTTGCGCCAAGCGCCAACCCTCTGGGCCTGCATGGCGAGTCTCGCAGCTAAGCAAGGGATGACTGAGCAGGAGCTGATTGTTCAAGCCCAAGTCGCTCGCATCTGCCGTGGCTCTGACTTCGACATGGAAACCATGAAGCCAATCCTGTGGACTCCTCGGGCTTACGAAACAGGCCGAGTCTAAAAACCCTCACTATGGCTACCGTAAGGGGTTCTTACCTTTAAGAGCCCTTAAGGAGGAACTTTGCTCAAACAGATTCAACACTTCATTCACAACCCTGACGACATCCCTGACATCTCCCCGGCATCTGCCGACTATCTCAATGCCCGCCTTAACGCTGCCTATCTGATTGCCACTGGGGCCATCGACGAACTCAGGAAACTGGGCTACTCGGAGAGCCACATTCTGGGCTTCATTGACGGCTGCAACGCGGCCACCGAGATCGTGGAGCTGATGCAGGAGAGTCAATTTAACAAGGAGGTCTGATTCCTATGTGCTTCAAGTCCAAACAGAAGGTTCCAAAGACCAACCCGGAAGCCATTAAGGCACCAACACCGGTTCTCATTGAGGAACCTAAAGGCGTTGACTTCGGTGCCACTGAAGATGACAAGTCCGATGATGAGTCGGGCATTGATGGTCTGAAGGTCGCCAAGTCCGATGTCTCTACCAGCGATAAGGGTGACGGCACCTCTGATGCTGTCGCTGCTGACACTGGCACCGGGACCATTAAGAAGGCCAAGCCTACGGCCTCCATCAAGAAGGCCCTTAAGAAGGTCACTCAGTGAACATCAAGGCGACCCTTCGTTATGAGGGTCAGCCAGCCTGCTTCCGTGAGGTTCTGGAAGACATCCTTGAGGAACTCACAGAGTTGACCTGGGGCGGCTCCAGAGTCGAGTGCTATGAGCGCATCTGCCGGTCAACCGAAGAACTTGACGAACGCATTGAGATCACCGTGAGAAGTCCTGAAGGGGCCCTCTTGGGGTTCGCTGTGGTCGTCGATGATGAGGATGACCATGTTGGCAACTGCCTCGGAACGCAATGGCACTGGGTTCATCCAGAGCACCGTGGGCCTGTGGGTCGAATGATCCTTAAGGCAATCCTTAGGCTCGCCTCTCACGCTGGCTACAAGACCGTGGCGTATACCAAGCGCTTAGGCGTTGGCCGCTACGAGATCAATTACAAACAACTTAAGGAGAACCTACATGGGCAAGAAAATTAAGAAGGCCATCAAGAAAGTCACCAAGTCGGTCACCAAGATCGCTGACCCGGCCAACGTGCTGGGCAAGAACGATTCCGAAAAGGCAGCCCCTGAGGCAGCCGCTCCGACCCCAACTCCTGTGGCTGCTGCTGCACCGGCTCCTGTGGCTGCTGCAAACGTTGAAGCCCCAAAGGACACCACTGAGGGTGAGGATGATTCCGACTCGGAAGCTGCCAAGAAGGCTGCCCGTGCCAAAGGTAAACGTGGTCTTCAAGTGGCGCGTGCTGCTGGTACTGGCATCAACATTTAAAGGAGGTGACCCGTGGCTGATTCTACTCGCACCGGGCTCGCTGAAGGAGGCGCCAAAGCTGTTTACGAACGGCTGAAGAACGACCGAGTTCCATACGAGACCCGTGCTGAAAACTGCGCGAAGGTCACTATCCCCTCCCTGTTCCCTAAAGACTCCGACAACGCCTCCACTGACTACTCCACTCCGTGGCAAGCAGTAGGCGCTCGTGGTCTCAACAACCTGTCAGCCAAGGTGATGCTCGCTCTGTTCCCGCTCCAAGCGTGGATGAAGTTGAAGGTGTCCGAATGGCAAGCAAAGCAACTGGTCGCTGACCCGTCGCAACTGGCTGTCGTGGAGCAAGGTCTGGGCATGGTTGAACGTATCCTGATGTCCTACATGGAAGCCAACTCGTACCGCGTGACGCTCTTTGAGCTGATCCGTCAGTTAGCCCTTGCAGGCTCTGCGTTGATCTACCTTCCGCCACCTGATGCAAGCTCGACTGCTTACAACCCAATGAAGCTCTACACGCTCCACAACCATGTTGTTCAGCGAGATGCCTTCGGGAACGTCTTACAGATCGTCACTCTGGATAAGGTCGCCTTTGCGGCACTCCCTGAGGACGTTCGGAATACTCTGGGCACTGACGGTGAGAAGAAGCCTGACCAAGAGATCGAAGTCTACACGCACATCTATCTGGACGATGAGTCCGGTGAATTCCTCTCTTATCAGGAAGTGGATGGTGTCGAAGTGGATGGCTCTGATGGTCAGTACCCTCTTGACGCCTGCCCTTGGATTGCCGTTCGGTGGACCAAGCGCGATGGTGAACATTATGGCCGTTCCCATGTTGAGGAATACCTCGGGGATTTGAACTCCCTTGAGAGCCTCCATGAGGCCATGATCAAGTTCTCAATGGTCGCCTCGAAGGTGATCGGCTTGGTGAACCCTAACGGGGTCACTCAGGTTCGTCGCTTAGTCAAAGCCCAGACGGGTGACTTTGTGGCTGGCCGTAAGCAAGACATCGAGTTCCTCCAGTTGGAGAAGACCGCTGACTTCACAGTCGCTAAGTCTGTCGCTGACGCCATTGAGCAACGCCTCTCCTACGTCTTCATGTTGAACTCTGCGGTACAACGCAAAGGTGAACGTGTGACCGCCGAAGAGATCCGTTACGTGGCGAGTGAACTTGAGGACACCCTTGGTGGCGTCTATTCGATCCTCTCTCAGGAACTCCAGCTTCCCATCGTCCGCATCCTGCTCAATCAGCTTCAGGCTACCAGTCAGATCCCTGACATGCCTAAGGAAGCCGTAGAGCCGACTGTAAGCACTGGTGTCGAAGCGTTGGGTCGGGGCCAGGATCTCGACAAGCTCAATCAATTCCTGAGCGCAATGGCTAACGTGAGTCAGCTACAGGCTGATCCAGACCTCAACATGAGCAACATCAAGTTGAGACTGGCGAACGCTATAGGCCTCGACACGTCCGGTCTGCTCCTCACGGAAACCGAGAAGGCACAGCTTCAGTCCCAAGAGATGCTCAAGCAAGGTGGCCTCAACGCTGCCGCTGGCATTGGTCAGGGATTGGCGCAACAAGCCACCGCAAGTCCAGATGCCATCCAAGGCGCTATGGACACTGCTGGCTTAGAGCCGGGGATGCCCGGTAGTTAAAAACCCTCACTATGGCTACAGCTTGCTTAGCGAGTACATCCGAGAAAGCACGGATAGATTGCCCGTGCCTGTAGCCAACC